GAACTTTATTTTAAATTCCGGCGCGGCCATCACGAAGGATAATTTTTTTAGTACTTACTACGACAAAATACATTTGACCGACTTTAAGGATTTGATAAATATTCTGGTAAACTCTTATGCAAAGCTTATCGAACTTTCTCCATTTTATGAGGATGAGGGCGCCGCAATGCAGAGACAAGGCGCCCCCGCAGCCTCAGTGGAAAGGCTGGGGAGTGGGTGCCCCATTAAGAAACACACCCGCGCGCCTTTAAACATAAGCCCCCAAGAGATTATTGGCGGCGCCGACGACGTCTTACCTATTAAATTCTTAATTGATTTGTATATTGATATCCGACAGGCCGAAGTAAAGAACCCCCTCTCCCGCGTACACCTCCAGAGCGTAAAATCACAATCATACGAAATCTATCAAGTGCGCCCCAATCCAGATTGGACGCACCTGCAAAATGTGGCCGATTACGTTAATACAGTTTTCAGAGACTATATTTATGGCTGGGGTGCTATGGATCTTCAATTCAAAAATGGAGTAAATTTTAAACTTGACAATCGTGTGCACGGTGGTAAGATACTGGTAGAGAGTAATATAAAACGTCAGCTCTACTAGGAGACAGGGTGCTTTTTCAAGTTTTAGATCAAAAGAAGGATTGTGTGGGGTATTTTGCCGATAACACTATCAATTTAAGTTGCGGCATTCCAGGAGAGGGGGACACCTGGGAGTATTCAGAACACTTGCCGGGCGCGCAGTATGAAATAGCACGCATTTACAGTCATGGAGCGACACTTACAGACGTGTGTCCCGCTGAGTTGGGCGACGAGTGGGTGGGGATCAAGAAGACCCTTAAATCCTGCCTCAAGGCTTTCAATACATCTCGACTTTCCTTGAATGATAATTGTTTTTATGATGTGCTCCCCGAATATTTTTTATTTGAGTATTTAAATGCCAAGAATAAAATCACAAAACACGTCTTAGACACCTATCCCAAACCAAAGAATTATGATTTTGTGTATAATTTAGTGGAAATGCTATCGGATATTCGCTCGCAGCCCCTCAATATTAAAATTGATCCAATTAAACATCTTTTAACTTCAGTTCGCGGCCAGAACTTTCATCGGACTTTGCGGAATATTAAACACATCTGTGACTATAATCCGTGGGGGACTGTCACAGGACGTCTGGCGACCAACCCCAATACTTTTCCGATCTTGACAATGAATAAAGAGTTTCGTGCATGTATCAAACCCAGGAATGACTGGCTTGTCGAACTGGATTTTAATGCGGCCGAACTCCGTACCCTTATAGCACTTACCGGAGAGACGCAGCCTGCGAACGATATCCACGCTTGGAATGCGAAGAACATATATGGTAACCTTGTAACCAGGGACGAAGCAAAGAAGAGAATTTTTGCCTGGATGTATAATCCTAAGTCGGAGGACCTACTTTCAAATCGTGCTTACGATAAGGAATCAGTGAAAACTAAATACTGGGATGGCTGTAAAATTGAGACCGACTATGGTAGAATAATGGATAATGTAGATGAGCACCATGCACTTAATTATGTTGTTCAAAGTACCACCATTGATATGGTGCATGAGCAGGCCCACAAGGTGTATGAGCTTCTGAAGGGGATGAAAAGTAGTATTTCTTTTTTGATTCATGATGCTGTGTATATCGATCTCGCCGAAGAAGATCGATATGAAATTCTAAATTTACTTGACATCTTCAGGAAAACGAGGTATGGTAGATATAAGGTTAACGTCGCCGCTGGAAAGACCCTTGGGGACATGAAAGAGTTGAAACTATGAAAAAAGAATATAATAAACTCGTTCGTGATAGGATCCCAGAGATTATTGAGGAAGCTGGTAATCACGCCCAGGTTCATCAGCCAGACGCAGCGACGCTGCGCCACTATACGTTTAAGAAATTGCGTGAAGAGGTTGAGGAATTCATTGAGAATCCCTGCGCTGAAGAAGCTGCCGACGTTATGGAAATTATGAACTTTATTTGTCATCGGATGGGAATTCACAGTCACACCATTGTAGCTTATGCCACGGCGAAGCGCGTTGAGCGCGGCGGCTTTGAGATGGGGCTCGTTCTTGAGTGGGTTGACGAGAAGTGAAGATTGTGGGGCTCGGAAGCGCGGGTTGTAATATTGCGAAAGCTTTTTCAAAGTTCCCCCAATACGAAACCTTTGGGATTGACACTTCTAAAGAAGCAGACATCACCATTAAGAAAAGGAACAGTCATGAAGAGTATGATAAGAACTTCCCCTCACTCAAAAAGAAACTTAAGTTCACTGATAGTGAAGTTTATGTTGTTGTGGCCGGTGCTGGGGCCATTTCTGGCGGCGCCCTGAGATTACTAGAGCAGATTAAAAACAACAGCATAACGGTACTCTATATCCAATCCGATTTGTCGTTGCTCAGCGAAACACAAAAAATGCAAGAGAAGATTGTAGTGAATATTTTACAAGAGTTCGCCCGCTCCGGAATGCTAGAGGGAATATGGCTTATAGATAACCAGAGAGTTGAGAGGGGGATCGGCGATGTGCCGATCATGGGTTACTATGATGTTTTAAACCAAGCGGTCGTGAACATGATTCATATGATTAACGTATTTAAGAACTCGGAGCCCGTCATCGGCAATTTCATTAACCCCTCAGAGTTGAGCCGGATTGCTACGATTGGGGTGCTCGACATCGAAGAATCGACAGAAAGATGGTTTTTTGACTTGACAAACCCACGTGACGTGGTATACTACTATGGTATCAATGAGGAAGAACTGAAGGAGGACGGCACATTGTTTAAAAAAATTACCAACTATGTAAAGTCTAAACTCGATGACAAAATGAATGTCTCATACGGAGTTTATAAAACGACCTATGACCAGAAATATTGTTATTGCGTTAAGTATTCATCTATGGTACAATCGTATAAAGATTTATTAGACGATCAGGATATTAGCTGATCGTACTCTAACCCAACTATGAAAGGAAACAAAATGGGTATTAACTTAGATAAGATGAGAGACAAGCTCTCGTCACTACGCGGAGACGGAAACTCCTCAAATGACACTTTCTGGCGCCCCGAGGATGGGGACCAGACTATTCGAATTGTCCCGACTGCGGATGGAGACCCCTTCAAGGAAATGTGGTTCCATTACAATGTTGAGAAGGGGGGCTTCCTGTGTCCAAAGCGCAACTTTGACGATGGCTGCCCCGTATGTGAGTACGCTTCGTGGCTATGGCGTGAAGGCGTCGATAACGACGACGATCACAGTAAGAAGATAGCCAAGTCTCTCTTTGTGAGGCAGAGGTTCTTCAGTCCCGTGATGGTTCGCGGTGAAGAGGAAAGGGGCGTACGCATTTGGGGTTACGGCAAAACTGCCTATGAGAATCTCCTGACATTGGTGCTTAATCCAGAGTATGGTGATATCACTGATACCGAAACGGGTACTGATCTTCAGATGACCTATGGAAAGCCCCCGGGAGCCTCTTTCCCGCAAACGAAGTTGGTGCCACGACGGAGGTCTTCTGCTTTGTGCGACGATCTGACGCCTGAAAAGTGTGCCGAGCTTCTTGATAGCATTCCGGACTTTACCGGATTGTTTGAAAGAAAGACAACTTCGGACGTTCAGACTATCCTGGATAATTTTGTCCACTCTCAGATTGATGACCCCGAGAAGGTTAGCACTGAGACGGAGAAGTATGGTAAGACTGCGGACGGCGAAACCAACGCTGTCGATGCGGCTTTCGCAGAGCTAGGGTCGCTTTAGGTTCCCCCCCACGGGGAGGCACAGGGTCACCAGGTGTCTCACATTAGAAAGGAGTACTTATGAGTACTAATACAAATCGGCTTGAGCGACTTGTTACACTTCTTGAACAGAGTCGTAACGATCATGACAAGTTTTTTACCAGCGGAAACAATGCTGCTGGAACGCGCCTTCGTAAGGCAATGCAAGAAGTTAAGACATTAGCACAAGAACTTCGCATTGAAGTTCAAGATGCCAAAAACGCAGAATAATTCTAAAAACCACAGGGAGGCATCGGTTACAGATGCCTCACCACCATCGAAGGGAGTTTAAAATGGGAACACTTGTAGACACATTAAGTGATATTGGTGTAGACGAGAATGAGTTTATTAACTTAAACTACCAAGATTCAGCGCAGGTATGGCACATTACTGACAATTATATTGCTGAGGCTTTGGTGGAAACGGCGACAGCGTCGCGCTTGGCAGAGCTGCTCGTGAGGAAGGACCTTACGGTTTTGTCCCGGTGGGATGAAAATATTCTTGTTGAAATGAGAGCGAATGGTCTTTTGAATGCTTACGAGCGCGACGACTCTTTTGAAAGCTATCTTACCCAGACAATTCAGGAGGAGGCATACGAATATGATCTTCTCAGTGTAGCCACTGAAAAGTATGATTATAAGCGCGGTGTTTGTGAAGTCACAGCCAACCTTAAAATACCAGTAAAAGAAGTTTTGGCTCTGGGTGATGAAGCTGACAGCGTTTTTCTTGGGTGGAACATTTCGGTGCGAACCAAGGCTGGTCTTCTTACTCTGGAATAATATTATAATTATATGGCAAAGAGTAAATCAAAGGCAGGTAAAATTTCGATTGATGGTCTGCGTACCCTTATTAATAAGACGTCAGGCCTGGAGGTTGCTCATAATTTAAACGAAGCAAACCCAACCGAAGTGAAAGAATGGATTCCAACTGGTTCACGCTGGTTGGATTCTATTGTGTGTCGTGGACAACTCGCTGGCATCCCGGTGGGTAAATTCACGGAGATCGCCGGGTTGGAATCAACTGGCAAATCTTTTATGGCTGCGCAGGTTGCTGGCAACGCCCAGAAGATGGGGATGACTGTTATCTACATGGATTCTGAGTCAGCAATTGATCCGGGCTTCCTCGAACGCGCCGGATGTGATATAAATGAGCTTATATATGTTCAGGCCCAGTCGGTTGAGCACGTACTAGAAACCGTTGAAAATGTTTTAAAGTCAGGAGCAGAAAGAACCCTGTTCATCTGGGATTCCTTGGCCATGACTCCAACCATCACAGATGTGGAGGGGGATTTCAATCCTCAATCTACGATGGCAATGAAGGCGCGCATTCTCTCAAAGGGAATGTCTAAACTAACAATCCCGATTGCGAATACTAAGTCTGCCTTCCTGGTTCTTAACCAGTTGAAGACTAATATTCCACAGGGACCGAACGCACGTATCGTCGCAATGACGACACCCTATATCACGCCAGGCGGAAAGGCTATGCATTATGTATACTCTCTGCGCATCTGGTTGACGGGGCGTAAGGCGAAGTCTGCTTTCATCGAGGATGAGAGTGGTTTCCGCATCGGCTCCGAGGTGAAGGTCAAGCTTGAGAAGTCTCGCTTCGGCACACAGGGACGCAACTGCGCGTTCAAGATTCTATGGGGAACTGACACCGTCGGCATTCAGGACCAAGAGAGCTGGCTTGAAGCAATCAAGGGCTCCGACAATCTCAAACAAGCGGGTGCTTGGTTCTCACTGGTCCACAAGGACGGCAAGGAAGAGAAGTTCCAGAGCGCTCATTGGCTTACTAAATTGGAAGATAAGAAGTTTAAGAACCGAGTGTTTGAAATTATGGATGAAGAGATCATCCGTAAGTTTGATGTGCGCGAAGGTAGCGCTGCGGATTTCTACGACGTAGATAAAGAATAGAACTATTTATTATACATTCCCGGAGAATCATGATGAGCAAGAAGTGGTCTAGTTATAAAGAGGCCCAGTTAATTACAGAGAGTTGGCGTCAGTATCTAACAGAGGGAGATCAACCGTCTCCTGAAGAAGCTGCATCAGCTGCCGAACAAATTCAGTCATCCCCCGAAGGACAAAAGGCCCTTGAGCTAGCGGCACAAGATCCCAAAGTCCAAGCAGCATTGGAGCGCGCCGCCGCAGAACTTCAACAGGGAGCCCTTCAGGAGCTTGGTGGCCTAGGCCGGCCACCCGATCAAGAGGAAAGGGAAATAGTGGGGGGAGTAGTTGCAGGCGGAGGCTTCGGTGCTTTTGCCACGCAGGCTGCTGCACTCACTGCGTGGCCAGAATTGATGGCTGCAGTTGCCG